TAAACCACCATCGACAATATCTATTCTACTAACAACCGAATATAGCCTTGCAGTTAATTTAGTTGTCGTAAATTTTTCGCCTGTAAGTAATATAGTTTTTGTTGCTGTAATTTGTTCATCTGCTAAAAATTCGCCAGATATACTAGTTGTATCTAACATCAATTCATATACATCAAACCCGTTTAAATCAATTTTAATTACTTTATTAACAATTGCTTTTGCCTTTGAAGTTACGCCAACTATTTCGGTATTTTCAAAATCAAAAATGTTTTGTCTACCAGTAATTTGTTTAACTCTTAAAGCTCTCGGAGTAACCAATTTTCCATCAGACGTTTTCAATACAATATCATACGGATAGAAAAAATCTATAGATTCTTTGTATAGAACATTAAACAATATTCTATATGCCGGTTCAGTTCCTTTTTTACTATAGATTTCACGAATCTTCTTTATCAATAATCTATTATTTGCACTACTTGATACTGTCAAATCGTTTGCATAGTTTTGTATAAATCTAGTAACTAAGTTTTCTGTTGTTTCATCTATGTCTGCATACTTTGAAATGTCTTGCAAAATTTCTTGAGCTTGATTGTTTTGCTCTAAAAATTCATAATATGCTTTTATGAATGTTACAAACATTCCATAGTCAGATTGAATAAAATCAGGTAACTGATCTTCGACTAAAATTGATAATCTATTCTGTATTCGTTTAAATGGATTCTCCGCACCGTTACCTTCATATAAAGTATAAATTAAAGGATCTTTTAATTGAGCTAAATTTTTAAAGCTATCTGGAATATAGAATTCGCCAGTACGACCATAAAATGTTATGGTTTGATAAACGCCTTTACCTGTTCTATCTATATCTGCTTGGATTGCTTCTTTACGTGTAGTGTATAAAGGATAAAACCAACCTGTTTGGTAGCCAGCAAAACTCTCGGGCTTTGACGTCCCGTATAATTTTAAAGGACCCAATAAAGTATCGGGCACAAAAATATTTTCTGCCATTTTATTGTGTTGTTACTGTTACTGTTAAACCGGCTAAACGCTTAGATGTTGTATCTAATGTGCCGTCATCTATAATAAGTATCAAATCTTTTGTAGCATTAATATCTAATTCTTCAATTTTAGCATAGAATCGAATGTCGCTGCTATTTTCAATATAACCAGCAGGATTTAAGCTTGCAATAGATATTGTTCCATTAACATAATCAACGGTTCCTAAAGATGATACTAATAAACTATCTGTATATAGGTCGTATAAATTTAAGTTGCTAGTACCAGACGTTGTTAGCACGTCTTTAAAATATACTGCTTTTATTTCGTCATTTATTTTGTAATAGAACCCCGTAGACTGTATGGTTCCTGATAATAATTTATTTGCAAATTTTATAATTGTTGCACCGGCATAACTATTTGATATATTAACTACGGGCGTTATTCTTTTATGTACTCTAAAACTTGTTACATTACCAACAATAGATGAATTAATAGAATCTATTGTTTTAGATAATCTAGAATATACAAAATCTTTATCAAATTTTTGTAGTTCTACAGAAAAATATTCCTCAATTTTTGCTTTAACTAAGATTTGTATTTCCGGCGGTGTATATCTTGAATTTGCAGGATCAAATTTTACTTTTGTGTCCAAAGTAATATGTAGGTAATTTGGATCAACAAATTCAGGTATAATAGACATTATCTTTTTATCTTGCAGTATGTCTTGCAGAATTTTATTCTTAAGTTCTGTATTGATAGTATACCCAAAATATGGTTTTAGCGAAATAATAACCTTACCATATTTTGGAGGAATGTTTTCTTCGCCGCCCCAAACAGATACAGATTCTACCAAAGGATAATTTGACTCAATAATTGCTTTATAATCTTTTGCTGTTACTGCTCTATTGAATGAAGATAAGAAACGAGGAGCTTTAAATTTAATATCTTCCAATGTGTCTGGTTCATCTCCACCTGATGAGTTTGTTGCTGCAATTATAGAAGAAGCTAAAGAGACCCCTCCAACCTGTACACCTAACGAAAATCGTTGTTCTATTTCCCCAGATACATTACAAAAAGAACCATTGCTAATTAGATATTCAATTTTTACTAAGTTGCCGGGAAACAATCTTTTTCCTAATACATTATCACCGAAGAAAATTTCATAAAACCCCGATGGGTTTTCTTCCAAGAAAAATACTTTTGATTCTGAATTCAATGCTTCTAAATTGTCTGTTAAGGTGTAACTTTGTGTCACTAAATCAGTATAAGAATTTTGTACTGTTACTCTAATTGTAGTTGTATCTATATTTTTATTTGGTATAGTATATTTTTCATCTGGTCCAGACAAATCAACTCTATAAACATAACTTAATGCTTCGCCCTCTGTTATTTCAACATCTGTAAATGTATAAACACCGTTAGTTGGTTTAATTGATATTGCATCTAAATTTGAAAACGTATACTGTGTATTGTTGATTGTTGTAGTAAACGGCGAAAACTTAGGCAATGTTAAAGTTGGCGGCGTATCTACGGGATTATTAATTGTGAAAGAAACTTTTGCTTTAGCGCTTCTATAAGATAATGGTCGATACCCTAAATGTTTTGCAATTGATACTGCAGATTCTCGTTTTACTACAGAATCTAAAAACATCTCATTGGCAACCATGTTTGCTAAATAAGCATTGTAGTGTGTATTGTATGATAACAAATCTAACAGTATAGATAAACTAGACGCTTCAAAATCATAATCTTTAAAAATAAGATTATTATCTTTATCTCTATAGTTTGTTAAAAATTGTTTGAGATTGACTTTAATATCATCAAAGTCTAATTCTGCTAATCTGTAATTTGCCATTTATCGTACTCTACTTAGTAAAGTTGTAATTGTTATTGGTTTGTCTGTGTTCTTTAAAGCAAATACTATATTCACAAGTAGGTCATTGGATTCTACAGTTTCTTTAACCTGCACATCTATTAGTCTTACTCTAGGTTCAAATTTCATTATTGCTTCCTCAATCGTTCGTTCCATTGCAATTTTTGCAGCAGGGGAAAAATTTTCAAATAATAGTGAATAAACTTGAGTACCTATTTCAGGGTGAAAGGGTCTTTCAAAATTTCGTGTTTGTATAAGATGTTTTAAAGCTGTTTTAACTGCTTCTTCATCTGTTTTTAAATACAGGTCTTTAGTAAAAGGATTAACCTTAAACGAGAGATCTAAATCTACAAAAGCTTTTGCTGTTTTTTGTGTTGCCATAATTGATATTTATTATGCTAGATTTACCAATTTAGTATACCTAGATTCGTTATTTACAAATGTTTGAACGGGCGCCTTTGTTGACCGCACCAATTTGCCGTTGTCAGATAAGAAAGCAACGTGTATCCACGCAGATTTAATTTTATCGGTACCAGCATTTGTAGTATATTCTAAAAGAACTTGTCTGTGAGGTACATTTGCAACAATCCATTCGGCTATATCTTTTAAATCGCTTTTTTGTCTGTTAGGCCATTGTAAATCTGCAGCAGCCCCTATTCCATGGTCGCTATTATTTGGTCCAACAATTTTGCCTGTTTGTGGATTAATTGCGTTTTCTGATCTAAATCCACTACTAACAATCATTCCTGGATATTTTGCATTAATAGGTTCTAAAACATTTTCCGCCAACTGCATTAGATTACAAACAATATCTTGCTCCTGTAATCCTCGTTGCGCTTGTAAGGGTGGTCCTAAATTTCCAGGAATCAAACTACCCAGAGTAAATAATTTTGATAATTTAAATGATCTAGGAAAGCTGTTATTAAACTTATAACATATTTCACAATCTGCTTGTGATATCTTTGAACTAGACGCAACTCCTATACTTCTCGTAATAGCTAAATCCGACGCCTTCGGAGTTAATTGAATATCGTTTGATATTTCCCCCGCCGCCTCTCTTTGCGCATTATATGCGGCTGCTTGTGGTTCTCCGGAATCGAATAAAAATGATTCGTCATTGAAATCTTTTCTTTGTAACACTGGTATCTGTGTTGTATTAGGAGTCTTCTTAGAAGGAGGTGTTAATATACCCAATGTTATAGCTTTTATAATATTTGCACCCATTTTTGTTTTAACTATAGCTGCATCGATTAATACTGTTAAGCCGCCTTTCAAGCTCAATGCTCCAGTGGCACTAGACTGAAGATTTAAATCCGCACTAGATTTAATATTAATTGCCCCACTACTAGATCGCATACTTATACTTTTACCTTGTATGTTTACAGCGCCTTCGGATGCAATATCCAATCCGTTTTTTGTAGTTACAGCCGCAGTGTCTGCAACTACGGCAATATAGCCTGCAGATTGCACTAAAGTATTTCCGCGACCTGTTACAGATAAATCACCTTCTACTTCTATAACAGCATTGTCTTTAACTAATATACTTGTTTTGCCTTCTACAGTTAAGCAATGAGCACCCTTAACATATACAAAATTATTACGATCCATTATCTCATAATTTTCGCCTACTGTTTTTCTAACCATTGAACCATTAACATCTATTTCAATGTATGTTCCTTTTTTGTGGAACACCTGTATTCTTTCAGCGTTAGGTGTACTATCTATTTCTATAACATGACCAGCTTCTGTTTCTATTACTTGATTATACGGATAATTCCCGCCAAATGCTGGTTCTGGCTCATCCCAAGTTTGGGATGTTTTTGCTAATTGTATTTTTTCTATTTTATTATTTTCTTTTATTTGAAAAGATAAGTGTGACCTATCACCTACTGCAAGTTTATTGATATCTGATAATCCGGCGTATTCAAATTTAGGGTATTTTTTATTTGGATCTTCAAACCCCTTTACCTTGGCTAGATCTTCATTATTTAGTGTGGATGTATCTGGTAAGTAATTTCCTGCTTCTTCATATGTTCTAAGAAACTCTGTAGAGTCGCCACCGAGTATAGAATTGCCAATAATAAAAAAGTCTCTTGCCTTTGCACCAGCATATGTTTTTTTATCTAACTTATCAGAATTCTTTGCTCCCATTATGTGAGCAGATGCCAATAATCCACCAACCACTTGGTAATTATCTGTTTCTTTTACCTTACCTAATCTAACTAAAGTATCATAGTTACTTTTCGTATAATCAAACATTGCTGTTTCTTGAACAGTTGTACTAGCTAAAAAAGCACTTTTAGATTTTATGCCACCCTTATTTGTCCAATTGGAATCCATATCTGCTATATCACTAGTGATAATTCCACCGGGTGGTCTTCGTAAATATCCAAGATCAATTAATGTGGATAGAGATAACTGATATTTTCCCAATTCACCGCTATCACCGACTTTGGTGTAAACACCCGCAGATAGAGTATCACCTAGTGCTTTAGTTAATTTTGTTAAATCTTGTGATTTTAAAGGTAATAAAGTTTCTGTAACATCTAATTGTACAGTATCATTATTAATAGCATTGCCTTGTTGGTCATATACTATTTTGTTTCTGGTGTCTTTTAATGTGTTTGTTTCTGTACTTGCTTGAGTTTGTTTTGCTTTTGTTTCTGCATTTGACGATGGTTTGCCTGCAAGCGTGCCCATTATTATAGGTCTTTGTGCCTCTTCACCATCTAAAAACCAGCCAACAACCCATGTACCAGTAACTACCCCAACCGGAGTTGCCCCTACTCCTGATGTTGCTGCAGAAGTTATTGGTTGAATAGGTATTGCCCATGGTAAATCTTTTGTGGGCAATTCTCTAATGTCGCTAGTATGATAACCAAATATCCTTACGCGGCATCTTCCTAATTTTTCTGGATCATCTCTATCTTCAACGACCCCTGTCCACCAATTTAAATTTTTATTTTTCATCGTAATTCAGATGCCTTAAAGCAATCTTTAGTGACGGTCATTTTGATAAAATGTCCTAATGCATTTACTTTATGATTCAAAGCAGTTATTAAATAGTATCCAGAATACAAATCATCTTCTGAAGTTTCAAGATTATTTTTTTCAAATGTTTTTTGATCTGGCAAAAGAATTTGAATAATATTACCTACTTCCACATCTGTCCTGCCGGGTATCGTTATGCTCATATTAAAATTTCCAAGTTCTATCAAATTTGATCTTCTATTCCCCGATATGTTTTTAATTATTTCATCAAAGTTATTATCTATATCTGTATGTAATTTTGCATGACTATAGTTTAATTTTTTATATGAATCAGGTATTCTTGCAGTATTTACATCAAATAACGGGGTAACTTTGCCTGTTTCCAGATGAGTATAATTTGCAAACTTCTGCGCATGGTCATAGTCATATACCTCATACTTTTTATTGTATAAGTCCACATTTATTAATCTACTTGCAAGGTATCCATTATTGTTATTAGATAATTGATCAAAATTTTTCTTAATAGATAACTCTCGTATAGACATCATCTTTTGTGCGGTATTTCCGGGGTCTGAATTATTCACATATGTTTGCGAATATATGTATTTGCCTATAGAAATATTAGTTTTATTTTTAAATAAATTATCTAAATTACCAAAATAAAATCCTTTAGTTGTTTCCCAAAACAAATAGTTTGCTGCCAAATTATTTTCAGGAACAGATTTACCTGCTATCCAATTTATGCATTGAACAGCCGACCATCCTGGACTAACAAATTTTATTACATTTGTAGTTTTGCCTATAATATTAAGCGGAGTTTTAGTGTCATCAGGTGGTTCATTATCGACAGTTGCATTTCTAGTATGAGCTAGATAATCATTGTAAATTGTTTTGACTATGTCTTCAGGCGAACCTTCAAACGCTTGATAAATTGCAGATGTAATATCTCTTACTGTTTCAACCGAACAGAAATTTAAAATATAAACTTGAGTACTACCATCTTTTGCATAATATTTATCTGCTATACCCGTTATTCTAAATGTTTTGTATATACTAAGATTGTCATCAAATGTTGGCGTTTTAAAATCTACTAATAATAATTCTTCACCCAATATTGGCAAATCTTTTATTAAATTTCTACTGTCGGATAATGTAATTGTGCCTGATATGCCCGGTGAAAATAAATTTTCGTAGATATTTAATTCGGCTAAATAATCTCGCAAATCTATGTATCTACCTTTATTAGGTGATACCATGTAAAGACGATTTATCTTTACATTGCCTGGTGACAGTATTTGTTCTTCAATATTTGCCATTACTGCGTAATTATAGTTTTAAAATTTGTTAGAACATCTTGCACAAAGTCTGGTTTCATTATACGTATCATTCTGTAGCTTTCATTTTTATTCTGTTCAATTTCAAAATTACTTTCAAACTGAACTATTGTATTTGATTCTAGATATGCAATTGGAGTATTAATTGAATCCGGATCGTTGTCTTCAAACAATAGTCTAACAGGTTCTTTATGTGTAGACTCTTCTGAAAGAAGGAAGAATGTTTCTACCTGGTATCCTTTTGCATTCGTTGCTCTATTGATAGTAAACACATTTTTATCTTCGCCATATTTGTCAGAAACAATTTTGAATAAATTTTCTTCAGATACCGGCCAATTAAATCTTGGGTCAATTACATCATTTACCATTAGTATTAACCAATGTAAATTTTGTGTGCCGTAAAATCTATAAGACAACTCTTCAGGAGTTTCACCGTGAAGAACTTCATACTCAAAATAATATGACGTGTTTTCTTTAAATTCTTTAGATAAGACTACTCGCTTAAAAATATCAACAACAACTTGTTCGCTATCATAGTCATCTAAAGTATATGATATTCTCGGGAAATCTACAAATAAATTAGTAGCCATACTTTATTCCGTCTGTTGTTATTTGTTCTATTTCTCTAAATGTTAGAGTCATACCTATTTCAACAGGCGCGCCATTTTCAAAAGTCGAGAACTGATCGCCGCCATATTCCACTGACATATCTGTTAATACGCAAGTTGCAAATTTGTGTAGCCAATCATTTTCTTTATCTTTATAAAAATATCTAAGCGAAAACTCCGAAGGATATACATAGAACATTTTTTGTTCACTTAATTCCGGGTGCATATGGTATTTAAACAGGCGTATAATTGAATGTACTTTATTAGATTCTGATAAATCTTTTGGGAAAAATTTATATCTAAAACTAAAAGTTCTATAATCTACTGATTCAAAAAATACTTCTTTAAATGGATTTGTTCTTGTGGCAGTTGCCGCTTCTCGAACATTGTTTAAATCTAGTCCAAAAATAGATCCTGGCAATTTTATTGCCTGCGCTAGCACTCTAGCAACCCCCTCGCCCGCAACATCTTTTATTGACTGAGCAACAGACCCCTGCATCAATAAACCAGCCAATGTTCCTAGATCTTTTTCAGTATAGTTTGCTCCATATTTTACTGTGGGTCTGTCTTCAATATGAAGAGTTATTACATCCTTTAATCTAGATGTGGTGTTCCAATCAAACGCTTGATTAGTATCTAATTTTCTAAAAACGTCTATTCCTACGGCGGTACCGAAGCCTGCAGCAACACCTACACCTGCTGCCCCAAGTGTTGACTTGATACCTTTTTTAGGGATTGATAAAAAGGTTGCAAGCCCCGCGAGTTCTGGTAGATTATTAACAATAGTTTTGGCGCCGGCTCGCGTTGCTTCGGGTGTTAGATTAGAAGCTCTTCTTTTTTCTTCAGGACTGCTCTCAAAAGTCCTACCTTCATCTTTAAGCTCTTTACCCGCACTTGTTTTATCTCGAACATTGATGTAAAATGCAATATAATGTTGCAAATCTGGTTTTGTTCTTAGCCCCGCAGGATATTCATATGTACCAATAGAATAACCCTTTGATTGATCGGTATTCGTGTATTTTATGTCATACTTAGATCTTTGCTCATTTACAAAGTCTTTTTGTGCCGAATTTAAATTTTGTGCCATACCGTTGGTGATAAATATTGTTGGATCATAATTATTTATATAGATGACGTATACCAAAACCTACAAGGGCAAATTTAGAGTCGATAATCCCGGCAAATATAAGGGCGATATAAGCAATATTGTTTATAGATCTCTATGGGAATTGCGATTTATGAAATGGTGCGATAAGAACCAATCCGTTGAAGAATGGGGTTCTGAGACTGTTATTGTGCCCTATATATCGCCGATTGATAGAAAAGCACATAGATATTTTGTAGACTTTTATGTTAAAGTTAGAAACAAAAATGGTAGTCTGCAGAAGTATCTAATAGAGATTAAACCCGAGAGATTCACAAAACCTCCGGCAATACCAAAGAAAAAGACTAAACGGTTTATAGATGAAGTCTTCCAATATAGTGTAAATGACGCAAAATGGAAAGCTGCTTTTGAATTTTGTAAAGATAGAAACATGACTTTTATGATATTGACAGAAAAAGACCTAGGAATAATCAATGGCTGAAAACATTTTTAAAACAGTTAATATGAAAGCTGGCGATGCCCAGAAGTCATACACCTGGTATAGAAATCAGGTAAGAAACTTGGGTTCTGGTGTATCAGGGTTGCAGTTAATACGTAACGAAACATTAACTAATAGAATAAAACCTGGCGAAATGTACTTGTTTATGTATGATCCAAAACATAAAGATACATTACCATACTACGATGCAATGCCGTTGGTGCTTCCTTTTAGGCAATTGCCCGATGGATTTTTGGGTATTAATTTGCACTATTTGCCTTATCTAGCTAGATTCAATTTATTGGGCGCGCTCAATAATTTGGCAACAGATAAGAATATGAATGAAAAAACACGAATACAAATTTCGTGGCAAATATTAAACGGTTCAACAAAATATCTAGCTGCAACTGCGTGTGTGAAGCATTATCTAAACGATCATTTAAGAACAAGATTTTTAAAAATAGACTATCAAGATTGGGTAACAGCAGCAATGTTGCCAGTTGAAAACTTCAAGAAGGCAAAGAAAGAAGTTGTATGGCAAGACACAAAAAACAAATACAAGTGGTATTAAATGGCTAATTATTTTTCCTTAAAGAATTTTCAAGCAGAAGTACGATCTCGAGGATTATCAAAACCAAATAGGTTTGAAATAATTTTTCCGCCGCCATTGGCAATGATCAATAAATTTGTAGATATAAAACCAGTTTTATTATATTGCGAATCTACAAGTTTGCCACCGCAAAACATAAGCGTAAAAACTCAAAGAATTTATGGCCCGGGTTATCCTAGACCAGTAGGCACCGACTACGGTGGCGATGGTATTACTATGACCTTTTTGCTAGATCAACCCATGGATATACGCGCATTTTTTGATCTGTGGCTTTCTAGTATAGTAGACCCAAACCAATTTTTTGTTAATTATCAATCTAACTATGTTGTACCTATAAAGATAAACCAGCTTAATATGCAAGATCAGATTGTATATTCTGCTACTTTAGAAGATGCGTTTCCTCGTAGTGTTTCGTTATTGGAATTAAATCAAGGCAATCAAAATAGCGTACATAAATTAAGTGTGACATTTGTTTATAGGCGCTGGAGACCCGAACATAGATTGACTGATACTTTGCAAAGTAATATGTCATCATCCAGAAACAATCCATTGCTTATTAAACCTGAAACAGAAACGTATCAAGGTGCCAAAGTTAATCTTGTAAGAGATGGATGGCGAGATTTACAAGACGACAACCCCCTTGCCTGGGGATATTTGTTTAACCCAGTAAGTCGCGACACAACTAGAAATTAAGGAAATATAAATTATGTCATTGCCAAAATTGGAAACACCAATCTATGAATTGGTTCTGCCCTCAACCGGAGAAAAGATAAAATATAGACCATTTCTTGTACGTGAATACAAGATACTATTAACCACATTAGATTCTGATAGTGAAGAAATACATCGTGTAATTACAGAATTAGTTGATGTGTGTACGTTTAAAAAATTAAAGATAGACACTCTTGCAAATTTTGATATCGAATATATCTTTTTAAATATGCGAGCTAAGTCAGTTGGTGAAGTTGCTAATATAACAGTAAAATGCACAAACTGCGAAAACAAGATAGATGCGGAAATGGATCTTACAAAGGCAACAATCGAAAGATCAGCCGACCACACGCAACGAATACTTATTACAGATACAATAGGTATAGAAATGCGTTATCCAAAATTTGAAGAAATGATAGAAATATATCAAAACTTTAAATCTGATAAGATTGTAGAAATGTTGTGTTCATGTATTAGTACAGTTTTTACCGAAGAAGAATTGTATAATGATTATACAAATGAAGAACTAATAGAATTTGTAAATTCATTCTCAAAAGAACAGTTTGAGAAGTTAGAACAATTCTTTTTGACTATGCCAAAGGTTGTACAGCATATAGAAAAAGATTGTGATAAATGCGGCACACATAATAATATTAAATTGGAGGGTCTCCAAAATTTTTTCGTCTAACTCTTTCCCATGAAGGTTTACTTAATTATTTTCAATTAAATTTTTCGTTAATGCAGAATCACAAATACTCATTAACTGAAATAGAAAATATGATACCGTGGGAAAGAGATATATACGTTACTATGTTGATTAATCATATGAATGAAGAAAATGAGAGATTGAAACAAAAGAAATCACTTAAGAGATAATAAATGGCACTACCACAATTACAAAGCACCGCCGAGGGAAGACAATTCTTAGATTTGATGAAAGATCAAAAAGAAAATATTGTTTCTCAAACTAAGATAATGCAGTCTATCTCAGGATCAATCATTCGCCAAGGCAGAGAGGCAACAGAATTACGTAAAGAAATAGCAAATCTTCGTAAGGGGTTTGTCACAGGCAAATCTAGTAATTCTGAAGATATTAAAAAATACTTTGCTGTCAATAAAAAAGACGCGCCCGCAGAAAAAGAAAAAGCATCGGATAAAGGATTTTTTAAAAATGCGCTAGGTAAAATTTTTGGTCCGTCAGCATATCAACAAAAAATGCTAGATGATACTAAAATTATACGTATGTTAACAGATACACAAACATTAGATATTGCCTTTATTAGAAAGTCATATGAAGAAGAAACTAAGAAAAAAGACAGAGAATTGCTCGCAGAAGCCATTGCAAGTAAAATTAATATGTCTAGCAGTGAAGGTGGAATGGGGGAATTGTTTGCCGGATTACTCGCAGGCATTGTGGCTGGGTTAGCAACACTTGGCAGAGGTATAGTATCAAGCTTAGTTACTGCAATGGAGCAAATTGTTTCTAAGATAGCGCAGATGGCGTCTGCATTGGGTCGTGCTATTGGTGCAATACCTGGTGGGGGAGGCATGGGTCCGATGTTAGGTAATTTGGGTGGTGCGCTGATGGCCAGCCGCCACCCTGTGGCAATGGCGATAGGGGCGGCAATTAGCGCGGCGGTAGCAATGACGCCAAGTGAAGAAACCGAAGCTGAAAAAGCGTCCAAAGCATACAAACAAGATTATAACAGTAATTATGACGAGTTAATTAAAGACAGTAAAAATAAAGTAACAGCTGAGCAATATAAATTCTTAGAATCAAGTATGTCCGAAAAAGACAAAGCTGCAATAGAAAATGCAGGTCCCCCTGGTTCAATGGAGCAGATACAAGCAATGCGCGAATATGTTGACACACATAACAAGGTATTTGCGGATGATAAAAAATTGCTTGAAAAAATGAACGATATTAAGACTGATGTTTTGCAACAGCAACACGCAAAGTATAATCTTGAAGCTGGTAAGACTTCAACGGGCGAAGATTACGACTATTTAAATTACGCAGATCAAAAGAAAAAAATTGATAATGCTGTATCAGAGTCAACATCTATATTTGATTCTATGACTGAAGGGGCGGCAACTCTAGGCAACAAAATGAAAGATTTTCTTACTGAATTCGATTTTAGGGGCCATGTCGATCCAGAGGCTAAAAATTTCTTAAACAACTTGGGAAAACTTAAATTGAGTAATGGTGAAGAATTGAATCTGTTGCCAGGATTAGGCGATTCGTTAGAAACAGTACTTAAAAATGCTGGAATAGTTCATGGATCTTTAGCAGATTCATTAGAAAATCAAGGTGGCGGTAGTGTTAATGTAAACACAGTAAATCAAACAAGTATGACTAGTGGCGGACAATCATCTATAAACTATCAATCTGCAAATTCAAATAATGATAGCGAAGTCTGGAAAGAGTATGTTCGTAGCAGAGGTATATATTAATACATGGAAAACCTGGGACTTGCCCAGGCTTCAAATTAGATTTAACTAATTAATCTTCAGCTAATTTAGCGAAGTAGGATAACGATTCTTCGTCATCGTCAAAGTCGATATCTTTAGGAGGCGCTTTAACTGGCGCCTTTTCTACGACTGGTCGATTTGCTTTAGGTGCAGACTCAACTTGTTCATTTAAGTCTGTTTCGTCAGCACGCTTGCCTGGTGCAGTACCACCTGCTAGTCCCATGACCATAACAAATTTCTTTTTCAATTCGTCATAAGATTTAAAGTGTTTCTCATCTAAGAACTGTGTCAAAGAATGTTGCTTACCCCAGATGCTTTCGATGATAGAATCATCTTCAGAGATAGCACTTGCAGCTTCGAACTCAGACTTATCATAATTACGATAGCCTTCAACATTGCGAATCTTCAACTTGAAGTTTGCGCCTGTATCAAAGTCAAATACATTGACTGGCTTTTCGTCTTGAAACTGAGGTTCAGCCATATCTTTAATTTTATCAAAGATTTTCTTACCGAATTTATAAAGGAATACTTTACCTTCATTTTCGGGATGTGCTGGGTCTTTAATTACTAAGATGTTAGTAATGTAACTTAGCTTGCGCTTTTGTTTACGAGCAATTTCTTTATTTGCTTCTGAGCCTGAATTCCAGAGTTCTGTGTTGTACTCCGAAACAGGATCTGCTTTACCCAATGTGGTCAAAGAATTCTCGATGTACCATTTACCACCTGGGCCTTGGAATCCGTGATTCCAAACGCGAACCCAAGGTAGATCTTCGCCTTGAGGTGTCGGCAAGAATCGAATAACAGCATAGCCGTTACCTGCCTTGTCTACTTCCGGAGACCAGTAACGATCATCCGCGCCTCGAGATTCCGATTGGGGGTTTGCGATCTTTTCTACCTCTTTCATGAGGCTGTCAAATCCGCCGCGGGATTTTCTAAGATCAGATAGTGAGTTGATTGCCATAATATTTCCTTTTCGTATTTACGGTGTATAAAAGTATGTTTGTATTAACGTCGTTTAATTTTAATATAATTCGCATATTCATAATCAAAGTCATCTTCAGTATCATCCAATTTTTTAGATGATGCTATATTATATATAAGTTTCTTATGCTTGTCAATAGCAGTTTTCTTAGATATATTCTTTATTTTGCCTTCTCGGTAGTCATAATCGGAAGACAAATTTCGTTTTTTAATACTCATATTAAAAAGTGAGGTTCCTTTTACCTTTATGTTTCGTCATTCTTATTTGAATGCACTACAATGTACGGCCAATGTGAAATTTTCTTCGTTAATTCGGCTTGGTTGTACGCCATCTTCATTAAATATCTCTGTGTCTCTTTTAGAGACTCAATTGTATTACCTAGTAATTCTCGAGTAACCAATAATTCTTTTTCAAGAGTTTGAATCTTCTGTGTTGTTATGTCCAACTCTTCGTCTAAATATTGCATCGAATTTTTCCCTATCAAACTTTAAAAACGGTTTGTATTTTCTGATTAGCCTTGAGATATCTGGCCACATAATTTTGTCTTGTATTTCAGAATCAAATGTGTCTAGATACGGGCGTATTTTTTCGAGAATAACTAGAGTCTCTAAACTGATAGTTTTTCTAAGAAATGCTTTTATTATATATGGATGATATGCTTTTGTGATTTTAAAAGAATCATCGAAAGTTAGCCCCTCTGAGTCTAATTCTTCAATCAATCGATCAATATCATTAGTAAAGATGTATGTTAAACTCTCTACTCGCTTTTTCCAATCTGTATATCTTTGATTTGCCTCTGAGTCAAACATCCCGCCCCAGCGATCGCCAGACACGAAGTTGGCTATTAAGAAGTTAGCTACTTCTTCGTCAGAGTAGGTTTTAGAAACTTTTTTAATGGAGAACAAATCTTTTCTCTTCGCAAAAGCCTGACGACTTGCTCTTACTCTTCCGCGCTGTTGAATCGCATCATAATTTTCTGTAGTGAAATGTAACTTTAATGCTAAGTACATTTTATACACTGAATATTCGTCCATAATCACAATGGTAATTTTCCTCGTTTTTTCAAATAATTTTGATCTTCAGCCTCTGATTGAATCTTATCTTTTAGTGACTGATTAATCAATTTAGACACAGACTCGACGTCAATGTCTACTTCATTGCAATACTGTATAACAGCATCCATATAACCGATCTTTTCTCTAAACACTCGTTCTTCAATGTGTAGTGAGAATTCATTAGGTGATCTAAATTTTTTAGTAATGATCAAACTATCAGTTAAAATATATTGTACTTCTTCGTTCATTGTGTTTCCGGGAAAAGAACCTCATCCATAAAATTCATAAACACATCTCTATCTACTCCGAAGTTAATCATCATTGCAGGTGTATGTGGATTTAATTTTTGGTTCTTACAGTAATTGTTGTGTGCTTCTTTATAATCGTCTTTTGACTCTATACCTACATTATATAGGTAATAGTCTAGATTGTCAATAACTGTAGATGCTAGTTGATCAAATTCTTCTTGAGTTTGAATGTTTCCCGCTGCTAACATATTTGGACTGAAAATACGCTTAGCCCAATCGGGCAATTCTCTTGGTTTGTTCCAAGTAATTTTTGACATCTTATCCTGATACCAATCATATGTTTTCGAATCACCAGTATGTGAGAAATCGTGGAATGCACCTGTAATTTTGTTTTGTCCGCATACTATGTCAAATCCAAAAATAGGATCTGGGGAATTATGATGCGGGAAGATACACATATGCATGACCCACATCTTTTTATGTTTCGTAGCATCAACAATCTCAATGTGTGCTCTGCGAAATTTGTCAGACGTCCAAATATAGTTTTCCCAGGTAAAATTATCAGACTCATGCCTGTATTCTGGTTTTAGATCTTCTGGTGTGTATGACTCTAATTTTTTAATAATATCTTTTGCAAGCTTATTCGCTTGTGGCCACACTTCAATCATTATAATCTTTCAACATATTGATATTATGTTCAAATGCAACATTAGCTTCTTCTGCTAATGATACATCTAGTTTTTGTCTTACGTTCGTAATCAGTTGTGGTAAATTTTCAAACTGAAACATTCTATTACTACCAGGCAACAATTTAGCTAGCATTTGTCCGCCGAACATATCACCCATGTGTCTAACATAGATATGAGCTAACATTTTATTTGCGTCATCTTTAATTGTTTCTAGATAATTGATATAGTTGATAGTTGAAGTATTTACTTTACCGCTGGATACAGATTCACCTATCAATTCATAATAATCTAATTCAATTGCTTTTGCTCTTTTAATATTATCTATACCTTTAAAAATACCTAGTCGTGTGCCGTGCCACTCTAAATTTTGATACAATACCAACAATTGATATAAGTAATCAATGTATTTGTCTCTATCAACTTGACCTTTGAAAATTGATTTGATAAAAGGTTGCTCTTCAGCTTCCTTATGTTTTTCCGAAGTTAATTCTTTTAATGTGCTCATAACCCTCCCATTCCACCGCTCGGTGGTGGAAATCCCAAATATGGTCTGTGGTCATATTTGTAATCCCTATAATTACCAAATTTATCTACATAATGTAGAAACGCTTGTGTTTGTCTTTCACCTTTGTATTCATCTCGCCAATGTGGTAAGATATCACCCTTATAAACGATAAGATCTCCTGGTTCTAAAAAGATAGGAAAACGCTCACCTTTTAAATTATCAAACCAAATTTCCCAAGGTTCAGGATCTACAGAAATATTAACAGTAGTTGAAAATTCGCAACTTGGTCTATCAGTATGTTCCGTCATTATTGCACCTTTATAATATATTCTAGCGTAAGTATAAGTATTATAAAGTTTCTTGCCTGTTACCTCTTCCATCATTGGTAACATTTGTACAGATAATGTTTCAAAACAAGCCGCGGAATAATAAGCAAAACTATTTGTTACTTGGGTATCACCAAACATAAATTTGTTTTCCTCACTTTGACCACCCTTCATATAAGTTACTCTTTTTAGTAACTCAAATTCTAAATCTAGATGTTCTAATAATTGTGGTTGAATTGCGCCTCTCACAACTTCATATAGATTGTCTTTAAATGACATAGTATTCCTTAATAAAAAAGTAGGTTATTCTGTTACGAGGAAACCTACCGAAACCCTAAGCAGCGTTTAGGCTGCTAAAGCGAACTGTTCGTCGTTTGCATTTACGTTTTTTGCTTCTTCGGCCAAGTTACCTCAACCCTGCGGGTTTCACATTCCCGAGCTGTCTACTCTGTTACTAATTGCCCTGTCGAAACTATTCAGGCCCTTCAAAAAGATTCTTCCATCTGTCTAATGCTTCGAAGTAGCTAATCCAGACACATCCTTCACATCCTCTACCACAACAAGTAGTTGGCTCTTGTGGTCTTGGATAAAAATCCTTTTGGTGGACCTGGGGGGATTCGCACCCCCGTCCAGAACACCGTTCTCTTTGCTTCATACAGCTATAAAATATTAGTTAAATCTCCAACATGCACATAACCATCAACTTTTAGATTCGGATCACTAATACATTCTAGCAATACATGACGCTTATCGATATCTTCAGGATGAAAGTGTTTAACAACAAATTCATGTCCTCGATATTTGTCATAAAAAGGTTTGAATGGTGGTTTGTAAACCTTATCTAAAAATTTAACTTTTTGTGATAACATATTATATATTGTCTAGAATTGAAAATCTATTATATAGTTGATCTTTTATTATACTAGATCAACTTCCATTTCTTATATTCTGCTCTTAGCTCTTTAAATCCATCAATCCACTTGTTTCGTTTTTCTACAAACACTAATGGCTTTTCATCATCTACTGCTATGAGCACTACTAATTGTGGTACTGGTATTTTGGTCATCTCTTCGAAAGCAACAGCATATGCCGCACATTGCATAAAATAATCATGAATATCGTCACGATGTTTTATACGTCTAGATGTTTTGAAATCTATTACTGACATTTTACCATTGTATTCGCCTATACAATCCACAGTCCCTGCGACTTCCAAATGATCTGAATATAATGGTTGTTCTAAAGCGTGAATATTGTCAATGCTATGTAACACTGGTTTCATATTTTGCCACATCTCAACATCAAACATATTTGGAACGATTTCCTTGTTTAAAAGATATTGTTCGCATAAGCCGTGAATGCGTGTACCTCGGCTTGCTGCCTTGCTAGATATTTTGTTTGCTTCTTCTTCGCCTACTTTTTTGCGCCATTCCATAATTGCTTGTTTTTTAAGCAATCCGGTGACAGTAGTAACGGATGGGTATGCTTTACCCGATGGTGTTTCATAAACACGGCTACCGTTATCAGCGGTAACCCGTTTTAGTTTAGGAAATTCAAGTTGTACATGATTAAACATAGGGTTTTAGATTTGGAGGTTTCCATCCTTCTGGTTTTAATATTTTACCATCTTCGCGACGAATTACTTTACCAGTTTTATAGTCAATTTTACTTAGATTGCTATCAGCAACTTCTTTCCAAGCACCCCTAACATCAAACCCTTTCATGTGGCAATAACCTAGAATAACCCAGATCATATCCATACACGCATCTAATTGCTCTACATCGTCTCGCATAACCGTTGCTTGACGGAATTCATCATATTCTTCGGCAATTAAATCGCGATACAAATTAACATTTTCCTCACACGGTTTTTGTTCACACGCTTTCAAAAACACATCCACATCAAGTATCATTGACATAATTTACCTTTATTAGCCGGCCAAAATTTCTAAATTGTGCTCGTAATGTTTTTTACGATCTTCTAATCCTATTGTACCACCATTAATCTTCTTTGTCAATAGTAATATATCCTTATTATCTGCAATAGCATTTAATTTGTTTTTTGTCCAGAACCAACAAGCAGATTCAATAGCACCATCCATTGTTTCGCAATAATGAACAGCATCTTCTAATGTTAGCCCAATAGAGTTAGCAAATGCTTGATAATTTAATTTACCTGTAAGTTGAATAGCACCACGGCCTCTATGAGCATAACCATCACCTGAAGCTTCGGGTCCGTTACCCATTCTGTTTGCGTAAATTCTGTTTGCAATCTTTTCAGGCTTGCGCTCATATTCTTTTGCTAATGCCTCTGTTGGAAAATACTTTTTAAACAATCCTAACAAGCCTTTAGCACCATAATTTAAATTTTCTTGTAGTATAGTAAAGTCTAAAGACTCATGACCACACTGTGCTAAAAATGCAGCAACTCTCTCAACAGTTGTTATCTCATACTTCGGCAACACATTTTCAAGTGCCTCGAATAAGACAGGGATGTTCTTATTTCTAGATAAACATTGCTGTAACTTTTCTTCAGTAAACTCAAACTCAAAACTCATTTTATTCTCCTTATACTTCTATATAATTTCTATCTTTAGTAAACCAAATTGGCATTGTATATCTAGTACCAACAACTGTACTAACGCCGTGACTATATTCGATACCTGCGGGATATAGTGCCAATTTGCCCTTCATAGGTTTAATAAAATGTGGTCCGTGCCCAGGAAAGAAGGTTTCGCCTCCAGCAAAATCATCGTTCAAATATAATACTCCGGAATAATTCCTCCAAGAACAGAAATTAGGATTTCCTTCTTGATCGCAGTTGTCTGCGTGTAAAATCATACCGGAGCCACTTTCCCAAGAAACCAAATCTGTGTAATCTGGATATAGATACTCTTCGTTGAATACTTTTTTTGCTACGGCTGTTGCATCAAACTTAAATGCATTAACCCAGCGTTTAATTGCGTAATCCTGAATGTTACTGTAATCTATAGTTTTACCGTTGAATAATCTATTGCGCCCACTTACGTTCATCTTTGGTCTCGTGCTAAACCAAGCAACTATTGTGTCGCATAAATCATCTGGCAAAAAATTCTCAAATTCATAGATTTGATTGTCTCTCATTTTAACTCCTAATTTGTTTCATATTTATTTTCATATTCTAGTCTCGCTAATATATATTCCTTAACTATAGAAGATCTTACAATGTCACCTGTGCCGAATTCAAAAGTCTTAAAACTTGGCATCATGTCTGCAATTGCCATAAACTTCTTTAATCCAGACATATCGGTCTTTTTGTATAAATCAGTTTGTCTAAAGTCTCCACAAAATATGATCTTTGACCGTGGCCCTACTCTGGTCATTATGGAATTCAATTCCATGTCAGTCATATTTTGACACTCATCTACAATTATGATAGAATTACTTAAAGTGATACCTCTAACAAAAGAGGTTATCATAAATTGTACTGCCTTTTGCTCTACAAGTCTTGTATATGCGTCTGGCCTATCAAATAAGTCTTGACAAATTTCTACATATGGTGCGGTATATACTTCTGTTTTTTCTTTCTCGTCTCCAGGCAAATGCCCGATTTCCCTACTAGGTACTGCTGATCTAACTATTACTATCCTTTGATATTGATTTCGTTTATCTAAAACCTCATCTAATGCATGGTATAACGCTATGTATGTTTTTCCTGTTCCTGCAACTCCGTGTAACAACGAAACTTTCGATTTCTCATATGCATCAAAAAACCCTTTCTGATTGTCAGTTAATGGCTTAATGGTCTTCATATCTGATAAACATAACTTCAACTTATTATTAGTTATAGTAAGTTGGGGTGTTTGATTATTTTGAATCTGAAGGTTAGTTCTTGCTTTTGCCATGTGCGTCCTCTTTGGATAGTACGAAATGAGGACAATTTCTAAGGATTGTCCTCCCGGTTTTTAAAGTGGGATACTAGCATCATATAGTTTAGCGTCTGCTCAATTTATCTGAAAGATTAGCTTGACGACCGTTAGTCGAATTAATCTTAGATAAAACTTCCCTAAATCCGTTGTCTATAGTTCGTACGCCTAAACGGACAGGGTCGCCGAAGGGAATCGGCGTTGTGTGGTGAGATTCGTATTTGGTAGAATTGCAGGTAGGGCAATGTTGATTTTCCCTTTCCGAAATTCGACACATAACTTCAAAAATGTTTGAGCACTCAGAACATTTGAAATCGTAAAATGGCATTAATTAGCTCCTAATACAATTATATATTAAATTGTAAGTTTTAATTTGGATGAGGAATAGAATCCACAATATTTGTCAATGATTGATCAAATGTGTACTTAGGTGTCCATCCAAGGTCGTTTCCTATATTATTTATGCTAGGAACACGACTTGTAACGTCTTGATACCCTGCACCGTAAAATTCTCCGCTAGATTTAACACTAATTGTAGCTTTTTGTTTAGTTAATCCTGCATCTTCTAATTGATCAATTACTTTTAAAGCAACTTCTCTTACAGATAGATTATTCCATGGATTGCCTACATTATAAATTTTACCATTAGATATTTCTTCATTTAGAAGAATTTCTTTTAACGCTGCGACGCCATCTCTAACATCTGTAAAGCATCGTTTCTGATGACCACCATCGACCAATGTTACTTCACCCCTAAATAAAGCATCTCCGATTAATTGTGTAATTAATCTTGAAGAACCTTCTGATGTTGCTTCTAATGTATCAAGATATGGGCCTACCCAGTTAAATGGTCTAAATAATGTAAAGCGAAAACCGTCTCGTTGATTCATTGCAAAGATTACACGATCAAGTAATTGTTTGGAGCAAGCATAAATCCAACGAGAATACTTAATAGGACCATATACCAAATCTGTAGTATCTTCGTCAAACGGTGCTTCACCTTTACCATACACTTCAGAAGTAGATGGAAATAAAACACGCTTACCTAATTTTTGTGCCAATTTAATTACGCGAAGATTTTCTTCAAAGTCTAATTCAAACACGCGCATTGGTTGTTCAACATATAGCTTAGGTGTAGCAATAGCAACAAATGGTAATAACACATCGCATTCTTCAATTAACTTATCAATAATATTATGATCTTCCATGATATTCAATTGATGGAATTCAAAACGATCATCCTGTGGTAACATATCGGTGCGAGTCTTGTACTTGTCGACACCTACAATTTTTACATCGCTAAAACGATCATCTGCTAAAATCGAATTACTCAAGTGATATCCGATAAATCCATCGGATCCTAAAATTAAAATTTTCATCATAACCTTTCAAGTCGTATTTTCTTTTCATTAGAAACAATCTCATTAATCATTTTACTCACGGTGTCTTCACCTCTAGAGGACAAAATAATTTTTTGCTTGTTTCTTTTACTTTTCATTGTCATACTGTTCATAGCTTTAGTAATAATAAACTCGCCAGTATATAATTCTGTTTCTATTTGTATTTTCAATCTTCTTTGAAATTGTTTTGAAATATTCACTGTAGAAAT